GCCAGGACATTGCTATGGGGAAAATGGCCCTGAAGCGGGCAGGTGTCAAGCTGATGTACGCCCGGGAGAGCGTTCCGGAGGGCCCGGAGGGAATCATCCTGGAGAGCGTACTGGAGGGCCTGGCCGAGTATTACTCCGCCGATCTCCGCCAGAAGGTCATCAGAGGCATGAAGGAGACCGCGAAGAAGGGTCAGTATTGCGGCCAGTCTCTGCCGATAGGGTATAAAGTAGACGCCGAGCGTCACATCGTCGTGGAGGAGCGCGAGGCGGCAGTTGTCCGGGAGGCGTTCAAGCTCCACATCGCTGGCGGCCAGATCCGGGACATCGTCCAGCTGTTCGCTGACCGTGGGATCATGGGCCGGCGCGGGAAGCCGGTCTCCAATGCGGTCGTCTATCGTATGCTGCGGAATGAGAAGTACCTGGGCGAGTTCTACATCCAGGACGTGAAGCTGAACGTGGAACCGATCATCGACCAGGCGACCTTCCTGGAAGCTGCCCGGCACTTTAAGACGAGCCGCAACAATGCGGCAGGGAGGGCGAAGGTGAACTATTTGCTGAGCTGTAAAATGTTCTGCGGGTATTGCGGCTCGATGATCAGCGCAGAGGCCGGCACCGGGAAGCTGGGGAAAGTGTACCGATATTACAAGTGCGGGGACAAAAAGCGCGGGAAGAAGTGCGAGCTGAAGCCGTTCCCGAAGGACCACCTGGAGGATGCGATCATCCTGGCCACGGTGAACGATATGCTGACCGATGAGATGATCGAGAAGCTGACCGTCCGGATCCTGGAAGTCCAGGAACAGGAAAACGCCGACGATCCCGTGGTGGGATTGCGTCGGCGTCTTGACTCAAATAAAAAGCGCCAGCGGAACTTGCTGGACGCGATAGAAGAAGGCGGGGCCCGTGGCCTGGTCTCTCGTTTGGCTGCCCTGGAGGAAGAGGAGGAGCAGCTGGTGCTGGAGATCCAGCGGGCAGAAATAAAAAGGCCCCGACTCACCCATGAGGTGGTCGAGGCCTGGCTGCGCTCCTTCCGCGTCGGAGACGTCACGGATGACGACTTCCGCGCTCGGTTAGTTGACACGTTCATCGCCCGAGTCGAGCTCCGCAACGATGAGGCGCTGATATTTTACAATATCCGAGAAAAGGGCCCGCACTCACGTGTTCGAGTACGGCCCGAATGGTGGACCTGGAGGGATTCGAACCCTTGACCTCTCGGATGCGAACCGAACGCTCTCCCAACAGTCTCACTTTTGTGCACACCTTATGCAATGTGAGAAAAGAAAAATAAACGTATATTCGTCCATATAAAATGTCCTGCCAGCCCAATGGACTTTCCTGACTGTAAGTACGACCACCAAGTCGCTGATTTTCAGGATGAAGCTGTTTGGGGCGTAATATGGTTGACGGACAAGTGAGCTACAGGCCCTTGAGATATAGCTCACATGGGGTTCAGATGTATCACATCCTAATCCACAATAAAACACGATGTACCGTAAAAGCGCGGCTTTCACTCGGAAGAATGGAAGCTGCGTTTTTGTTCTAATTAGAGAATTGTCGTTACGAATTGACAATCTTACAGATAAAGGATAGACTAAAAGATAGGGACACGTCATTTTAGTCAACCAGATAGTACAAATGTCAGGAGAGTTAGTCATGCAGATGAATCTTTCAAAAATTTCAAGAAAACTTCTTTGGCGCAAAAAGATTCATCTGACAGATGGTGGCACATGGGAGAGAGATCTATACGTATTGCTTAATAGCAAGAGTACTGGAAACTATAAGTACTGCTATGTGGATCAGTTTGTCCTTTTAGATAGAAAAACCAGTATAGCATGGAACTATTTCACTCACGTTCATTTTTCAAAAAAGTATAAAGCTGAAGAAGATTCAACGCCATACCAAGATTGCCGGTTGAAAACAACCATCAACAAGAATCGAGGATTAATACTGTTTGCTTCACATTACATAATGACAAAAGAAAATTTTTGGCATTGTGTTCATGCTACAATAAATTCCAATGTTTAGGACTATAAAGATACTTATATAAAAGAAGGCCAAAAAGTTGATGACCCATTTGTTTCTTCTATAAAATATGTTGCAGAAAACGGACCCGCTGGATGTATTTATCGGAGTTCAATTCCTGTTGAAGAATCTCTGTATGGATCAAATTTTATGGGTAGCTACTATATTTTTGAAATATATGCACGAAAGAAGAACCTGAAAGAGATTTTAACAGATAGTGATATACAGAAAATTCAGAAGGAAATAGACAAACGAGGTCTTACCTATCAATTGGTGGACTTAAATGATCGCATTGGAAATATTGTCTGTAAATTTGAAAATGAAACTCTTAAAGTTAAACCGATTCGTTTGGGAAAAAATGGTATAACTCACCAGTTCGAGTTAGCTAAAGATGTTAAATGCAGAGTTAAATTGCACTTTCATGTCGAACAAGAGCACGATCAATTAGTGTATACCTATTATGACAAAAATATTGTCCTAAAACCGGGCGTTCCACGTATAGTTGCAGAAGCAGACGACAGCCAATGTAGAACGACAATAACTGCAACAGACAGTCGAACGAATCTAATCATGTTTAGATATACAACAGATCAATCTGTTTTTTCAAATTATCGTGCACAAATTTCATATCCTCTTGTATGTATTCCAGCCCATCGTGATTGGCGTAGAATTGTCCTTAATGGTGAAGACATTTTGATTCCACTAAATGACGTGCAATGGTTTGGATCAATCGATGTTTATGATGAGATGATGGAAGCTGGTAGACGTCAGCAAAGATGGGAAGATGTTTTCTTTCAAGCCCAAAAGTATCTTAATGTATACTATAAAAATCAGCACAATGAGGCACTTGTGGATATACGAGAGATCATTAATGACCCCCGTCTGATTTGGAATTTACAAGAAATTTGTATCATTGATCCATACTTGTCATCAAAAGATATTCTTGACACAGTTGTTTTTTGCGAAAAAAGAGACATTCATATTCATTGTTTGACAGATTTACATACAATCGTCAAAAACAAAGAGGCATCTGGAGAAATTTTAGAAAATGAAGCCTCAGAAAGTAGCAAGTTTGAAAGTGCAAAAATCAAATTCAGACAATTATTAGAAGCTGCACTTCCAACGGATTGCGATATTGACTTATCATTTAGGACGGTATATAGTGATTATGGAAGCAGATTTCACGATAGATACTTGATTCTAAAATATAAGATTAACAAAACACGCGTTTGGTCGCTCGGAACATCAGTTAACTCAATCGGAAAAAGCCACCATATTATTCAAATTGTTGAAGCTCCTACATTGATCGAAAGTTTCTTTGATAAAGTGTGGCATGAAACTGATTTTCAAGTATGCAAGATATATGAGAGTACGGACTATAAATAAGTAAAACTATCATTAACCAAGAAATCGATAAGGGGACACTTTTATGAATGGAAAGCACAATACTTCCGCTCAACACAAGAGCAACCTTCGCAATGTGTACGGCACCTTTGCTATTGAGGGCATGACCATCAGCAAAGATACGCGCAGCAACCTTGACCGCATCGGCAACGGTCAGGCCAGCTATCAGCAAGTCGTGAATGAACTGCGCGCAAAGTATGCAAAGAAGGGCTGATTATGTTCTCGAAGTACGATGTCTATACCACGGTGCAATCCATGTACTGCTACCCCGATACGGATATTCTGATTAACAAGCTGGACATCCGTGACAAAGCAGAACTTAAACGGGCCGAAGAAGAATTTACGGCGGTAAAACAGATGGCTCTGTTGCAGGAGCCAATCAAGGGACGTTTTACCAAAACTCACCTGTTTCGGATTCACCGTTTCCTTTTTGAAGATGTGTACCCCTTTGCAGGACATATCCGCAAGGAACAAATCAGCAAGGGCGACACGATGTTCTACCCGCCAGACCTGATTGACCGAGAATTGGAGCGTGTGTTCAAAAACATTCACTCCAAGAAGCTGCTTGCCGAACAAGATGAAGAAAAGCAGATTCAGAATTTGTCGCAGACGATGGCAGAGCTGAACATCATCCATCCCTTCCGCGAGGGAAATGGCCGCAGCACCCGTGAGTTGATTCGCTGCATGGCATTAGAATATGGACTGCACATCAACTGGGGCAATACTGACCGGGAGACCTTGATCAACGCTGCAATCGCTGCCGTAGATGATGATATGGCATTCTGTGATGTCCTACGGCAGTGCATCGAAGCAGAAAAATAAATAGTGATGGTTTGATACACAAACTAGCCGCAAAGCGCAACTTCTACTCTGAATGAATAGGAGCTGCGCTTTTATTTTTGCCCACAACACATTTCAAAAAGGAGGATGCCTATGGATAAAGACTTTATGCTGACCTACTATGACAAAATGGTACGTCCAATATGGACGGAACTGATGAAAGCACCTCGCTATCAGCGAGCAGCTTGCGAACATGACAAACTCGAACGTGAGTTCCGGCGGCTGTTGGATGAAAAGCTGGGGCGGAAGTATCTTGAACTGGACGATGCACTGTTCCGGGTGATGGATGACATCGCAGAAGCTACGCTGAACGCTAGCTTCAATCAAGTGGAGCAGCTCAAGGCTGTGTCAACCTACGATGGTGCGGAAATTTTTGAAGAAATTTCCGAAAAAGGGGCATAAAAGCGATGTGCTTGCCCGCAGCATCATGCAAAATTCAAAGAAAGAAGCGTGAAACCGATGGATTTTCAAAAAGTACATGGATGACCCCGCCCGGTTCGCATCCGACTTCAGGGTTCGGAGCCCGGCACGGTCTGCCAAAGTTTTTTAGGCATAAAAAACGCCGCATCGTACAAAACGATGCGGCAAATTGGTGGACCTGGAGGGATTCGAACCCTTGACCTCTCGGATGCGAACCGAACGCTCTCCCAACTGAGCTACAGGCCCATGTCATTTCGACTTGATAAGTGTACCTCTTTTCTGCCAAAAAGTCAAGGGGGTAATGCAGATTTTGTTTGCAAGCGCCGGACATATCCTGTAACATACGAATTTATATTGTAACAGGTGCAATTCCGCCTGCATCTTGCGCTTCTCTTTATATAATGCTA